AGATTGCAAAGTATGCTGAAGATGGCGTAAACGCATTGAAGTCTGCTACACCTAAAGATACTGGTAATACAGCAGCATCATGGGACTATAGTATAGACTATACAGATGACTCGGTTAAGATTAGTTGGACTAATAGTAGCGAGAATCAGGGTATTCCGATTACGATCTTATTACAATATGGACACGGTACTCGAGGTGGAACATATGTCGAAGGAACTGACTATATTAATCCAGCATTAGATAAAGTAATATCTGATATGGTAGAGCATGTTTGGAAGCAGGTGATTAGATAATGGCTAAGAATAAAAGAAGTCAAGACGTAGATACAAAAATCGTCAAAATGGAGTTTGATAACAAGAACTTCGAATCTAATGTTGCTACGACAATGAGTACATTAGAGAAATTAAAGAGACTATTATCGTTCAAAGGTGTTGAAAAGGGCTTTGAGAAACTTGATCAAGCGGCTGGCGGATTTGATAGTAGTATGTCTGGTATGGAACAAGCTATCAGTAAAGTTACTGACCAGATGTCGACACTTGAATTAATAGGACGTACCGCATTGATTAACTTAACTAATAAGGCAGTTGATGCCGGTGTTCAAATGGCTAAGTCTCTATCCGTCGATCAGTTAACTGCTGGTTGGAAGAAATACGAAGATAAGACCAAAGCTGTTCAGGCTATTATGTCTGCTGACCCATCACTTGGTATTGCAAAAGTTAACCAAGAGTTGGAACGATTAAATACATATACTGATGAAACCTCATATAACTTCGTAGATATGGTCGGCAACATTGGTAAGTTTATGTCTGTCGGAATTGATCTAGAATCATCCGTAAACTCGATGGAAGGTATCGCTAACTGGGCTGCTGCCGCAGGTGCTGGTAAAGAAGAAGCATCTAGAGCGATGTATAATATTTCTCAGTCAATGGGTGTAGGTTATATGCAACGTGTTGACTGGAAATCAATCGAAAATGCAAACATGGCCACCAAGGAAATGAAAGAGTTACTTATTGAGTGGGGTAAAGCAAAAGGTACTCTTGGTGCAAGCGATACATTCGGGCTTGGTTGGAATGGCGATCAAGAAGTAACAACTAAAACGTTTACAGATACTTTAAAGGATCGCTGGTTAACCAATGATGTATTGAACGCAGCGTTAGCAGAATATAACTGGTTCTATAAGCAAGTTGAAGATTTAAGTAACAAGTATGGTACGACAACAACCGAAACACTTAATAAGATTGATGAAGTGCATGAGAAGATTAGATCCGGCGTTGGTTATGACGAATTAACCGAGCAAGAGAAACAGTGGTACGTTGCATACAATGGAAATATCGACCACTTATCGATTAAAGCATTTAAAGCAGGTCAGGAAGCAAAGACGTTCACAGATGCGATTGATGCGACTGCCGATGCGGTATCAACATCTTGGATGAAGACATTTGAATGGATATTTGGTGACTATGAAAGAGCCAAAGAGCTGTGGACTGAAATGTCTGAAATCATGTATCATGTATTTGCTGAAGGTGGTGCATTACGTAATCAAGTATTAATGATATGGAACACTGGATGGCAGCCATTAAACCAAGAAGTCGTTGATGCTTGGAGTGGTGGTAAGCGTCTTATGGAAGGTATCTACAACTTCTTTAAGACGTTTATTGATATCTTAGATTCTGTTAAGAAAGCATTTAATGACGTGTTCTTATTTGGCGAATCGGAGACTCAGGTATGGGATTTAGCCAATGCCCTGTGGTATGCCACTGAAGCATTTAAGCATTTCACCGCAAGTTTAAATCTAAGCCAAGATGCTCTTGGTGGACTATATCACATTTTTAAATTATTCTTCAAAGGCGTCAAAATAGGAGTAGATTTCTTAATAATGCTCGTTAAGATATTCGGCGAGTTTGTATTGTTTGTAAAGAATGTCATTAACGACTTCCTTGAATGGGTTAACAGCTTATATAAAGTTAGCGAAGCTGAGAAAGGTTTAAACAAAGAAACCGAAAAATCAGTTACATTATTCACTTATTTTGGCAAGGCTGTAGAAATCGCCAGATTCGCGTTCAATTCCTTACGAGAAGGGATCAAGCAAATTGGATCTAGATTTCAAGAGTTTATTGGTCGTGTTAAGGAGCTTGATGAATTTAAGAAGTTTGTTGAGTATTGGAAATCTCAAGGCAACAAGTTTAAAGAGATAATGAAAAATACATTCGGAGAAAGTTATACTGCCGTATCTAAGTTCTTAGAGAATGTTCGTAAGAATTGGCGTTTACCAACTATGGATGAAATGGTTGAAAGCGCTGGCAAAGCAATGAAATGGATACGTGAGCATTTCGAATCCGGAAAGCAAGCCATCATTGAATTCATTGAAAGAACAGATGAAAGCTTTAAGAACTGGGGTGTGTATGATGCGTTGAAGCAATACACCAGCAGTATTAGAACTGTTTGGGACGGCTTTATAAACTGGCTTAAGAGCCCTGATAAGAACGGCATTAGTTTCGATTTCAAGATACTTGACGGTAAGAGCTTCTTAGAGAAAGCGAAGACACTCGGTGGCCAGTTCATCCACCAATTCGTAGATGGTTTAGGCAATACAAGTATGAAAGACATACTATCAATTGGCGGTACTGGAGGATTTATATGGTTCTTAGTAGCTGTCAAGAAGAAGATCGATAGCATGACTAAAGAATGGAATATCGGAGAAGTGATTAAGAATCTAGGACAGTCATTAGGTGCATTAAAGGGCGTTCTCGATGCTAAGAAACTTGATTACATGTCCATCGCTCTATTACGTTTCGCGCAGTCGATAGGTATATTGGTAGTATCAATTATGGTTCTTGCACAGTTACCAGAAGACAAACTGGCTACAATTACTACTATCATTGCCATTCTAGGCGCTACATTAGCTCTTATTCTTAAGAACAATCAGAAGCCAACCGAATATGTTAAGTTCTCAGAGGCGTTTGGAGCATTTGCAGAAGGAGTCGCTGGAGCACTTAAGCACTTTGCTAAGATGGCTGGAATTGTTGGAATCGTTATTGCTGTTGCTGCATCATTAATTGGTATAACAGCATTCATTCTAAGCATGAAGAACTTAGACCTTAAGGAATATATTCCAGCGTTAGAGTTACTTGGCATTATTGCAGCTGGTCTATTGACGTTTACAGGCGCTGTAATGCTAATTGGTAAGAACTCAAATGGCAAGGGTGCTGCCATCATCATTGGTATCACAGTTGCTATAACACTGTTAATGAGAAGCGTTAGAAACTTCCCATATAAGTCTCTTGAGTTGTTTACACAGATGTTCCAGACTATTGGAAATCTGATGGTTAATCTTGCTGGATTAATATTAGCTGCAGCAGCATTTGAGAAGTTTGCTAAGTCTTCTTCTGGAGGAACAAGCACATTCTTCAAGAGTGCAATCCGATTTGCACTAGCTGTTGGTATGATATCAATCGGTATCGGCTTAATCATGAATGGATTTAAGGAGTTCACAGAGTACTTACCTATCTTCTGTAGAACAATTACAGAGAATGGTCCTGGAATTGCTAAAGCAGTTGAGACGATCTTAACCGGTATCTTGATCGCTATCGTAGCTCAGAAGAGTAAGATTGTGCTTACAGTCGGTGCTCTTGTGCTAGCAGTTCTAGCAGCTCTAGACACAGTTGAACCAGAGGTCATTGAGAAGGTTGTTAAGCAAATCGTTAAAATGATAGGAACTGTAGCTAAGTATGCTAGTACTATTATTGATGCATTAGTTAAGATTCTAATCATCTTAATGAATGAACTAGCGAATGCTATCACTAAGAATGCAAAACCGTTAATCGATGCAGTTAAGAATCTATTAGGCTCTGTCACAAATGTGTTCGCAGAAGGATTAAAGGCTTTATTCCCTATATTGGATGACAATGCAGCTAAGTTCATAGCTAAAGTTGGTATGTATGCTGGCTCAGCAGGACTTGCTATTAAGGCATTAGGAGGAGTTGCTAAAGCTGGCAAAATGATTGGCGACGTGTTCGGAAGCATTGGAAAGTTTAATTCGGTTACTGTGTTTACTCATAATGTTGCTAATGCAGCTAAGTCAGTTAAGCACTGGTATGATGGATGGAAGAACATTGCATCTGGAGCTGAGAAACTGTCGACACCATTCTCAAACTTAACAAATATTCTTAACGTTACTATGATTGCTGGTAAGTCAATATCCCAATGGATTGGCGGACTTATTACTACTACACCAATACTGATTGGTAGTATTGCAGCTATAGCAGCAGCTATGTACATATGGAACAAGCATATGGAACGTAGAAATGAAATCATGTTTGGATTAAGCACTGTTCAGAAAGAGCAGATTGAGCAAACAAACAAGCTGGCTGATTCTCATAAGGAATGGGCTGCAACATCTGAGACAGCCAACCTATCATTGGCTAAAGAGTCAAACATCGTTTCAGCATTATGCACCGAGTATGATAAGTATCTTGATGAGAATGGTAGAGTTAAAGCCGGATATGAGTCAAGAGCTGATTTGATTCTTGGTAAAGTTGCTCAGGCTACTGGCTTGGAGAAGAATGAATTACAAGAATTAATTGAGAAGCACCATAGCTTGACAGAAGCGGCTAAGGAGTCATTGGCTGTAAGATTCGGTAATAAGTACTTAGATAAGCATGAGGATACTTACTTTGCAGCTATATCAGAAGTCAAGGAATGGAAGATTCAAGCAACTGTAAATGATGACTCCATCACTAATATAAAGAAGAAGATAGCAGATCTTAAAGACTATATTAGAGGACAAGATGAAATCGCCCTTGATAAATCTACTGGTGTATATGACCCAGCAATAACTGAATCTACAGAATATAGAAATGCTACAGAAGCAGTTAAGACATACACTGCTGAATTAGCTAAGTTAGAATCACAGAGAGCTATTATCAACCGTAATATGCTAGATGCACAAGGCGAGATTGATCGTTATGAACGGGCTCGTAAAGCAATATCTGAAGGTAATATAGAAGAACTTAACAAATTCAGAAATGAAATAAGTAGTCAATATTCTCTATCTGCTGCTGAGATTCAAGAGAAGGGTTCTGATGTATTGCTTAATATGCGTAATACTGCAAACACAGTATTGAAGGTATTATCATCAAATGCTGACACGACATCTGACGAAATGTCATTAGCTCTTGAAAACCAGAAACGTACTTATGAGAACTTCGGTTTAAGCATGATATCTGGTACCGACAACATGCGTCTTGCGGCATTAAGATACAGAGAAGACTTTGCTAAGGTACTTGGAGACACCAGTGATATCGTAACTGCCATTGATGGAATAAAAGATGTAATGGGCGCTGACTTGAATCCAGAAGGTACTGATGTTGCTAAGAGCTTCTTAACCGGTGTTACTGAGAATCTTAAGGATGGTCATTCATCAGTTGAGGAAGCAGCCGCATCTATTGCAGACTACTTCCACATTCCTCAAGAGTTACTTGATGCACCAGATGTTAAGCTATATGTTACAAATATTGCTGAGAAGTTAAAGAGCGGTGACATTGATGGTGCAATGAGAGATCTTCAAAGTAAGTTGCATATCGACAACGCATCTGCTTTAGCTGGCTTTGATGATAATCTTGGAAACCAAATTGTACAGAAGTTAGTTCCTAATCCAGAAACAGTTGCAAAGTATGGTGTTGATATTGGCACCGCTTTAGGACAATCTGTAGCTACTGGTATATCAAATATGGAATACGAAATGCAAGGTAGTTTGGCATTCCCTACAACAGATAACCCAATGGTAACAGCTGCATCGACAGTTACTGCTACCATTGAAGAGATGTACACAAAACTCCAAACGTCAGTTCAAGACAGTGTATCATCTATACAGAGTAGTACGGATATAGATCTATCTACAAATGCTGAAAAGACGTTTGGTGGATATGCAACTGGAGCTGCAACTAATTTAGCGAAGGTTCCTAATGTTGCTAAGGACGCAATGAGCTCTGCAAAGAGTAATCTGAACGTAGACACATCTGGTGCTGGTAGACACTTTGCTAGTGGTTATATTGGTGCTATCAGAGCGAAGATAAACGATGGCTCATTCTACAACGCAGGTTATGCTGCAGCTAGAAGTGCACACCAAGGTTTAATGGACGGTCAGCAATCACACTCTCCATCTAAGCTGACGGAGAAAGCTGGTAGGTTCTTCATTCAGGGTTATATTAACTCTATGCATAATGCACTAGGACAAGTGTTTGAAGCCGGTAAGTCAATCGGTGAGATAGCTGTAGACGGATTATCATATGCTGTCGAGCTTGTTAATCAGGTTATGGACTCAACAGATGATAAGTATACAATCACTCCTGTCTTGGATCTATCAATGATTCAAAATGGAAGTGCTGCTATGTACGACATGCTGTCTGATACACCTGGCGTAGAACTAGGAGATGTAACTTCTAGGTCTATTCGTTCTAAGTCCGAGCAATTGCAGATGACATTAGATGATTCTGTATCTAATGCACTCAAAGGATTTAATGAGGTTAGAGATAACACAGATAATCCTACATATGTATTACAAGTTGATAACTATCTAGACGCCCAAAAGGTTGGTAGAGGTACAGCTAGATATACGAAGAAAGAGTTGGACAACATGTCTACTCAAGAAAGCAGATTTGGAGGTAATCGATAATGTTTAATAGAGCATATGTTTCGTCTCTTCCAAAGACTGATACTGAGGTTTCGATTAACGGGGTATGGCTAAATGAGGCTGTACCCGGTTATCGTACCCATTCGGTTGATGGACGAAGAGATTCCACTATAGAATTGGTCAACAAGGAATTAGGAAGACGAGACGGTTCTTATTTCAGATATAAACGATTGAAGGATCGTGTTATAAAAATAGACTTTGGATTACTTTCAGATACTAGATTAGATGCTCAGAAGAGTTTAGACAAACTAATCTCCATTCTAGATACTACGAATATGAAGGTTAGTTTCTTTGATGAACCTAATGTATATGTGATATGTAATCTATCAAACTTTACAAGTGACGAAAAGGATGCCACGGCTAGTGGTGTATACTTCTTCACAGGAACTATCGAGTTAACATTGAATGATGTATATAAGTATAGTTCATTCGAGACAAAGGTGTCTAAGCAAGAGAATATGGATACTATAACTCTTGTTAACAATGGTAGTGCTCCAACACCTCTTACAATTACATCGAAGATTAAGAAGGATAGTGCTTATCTAGGATTTGTGTTAGATAAGAACGATACAAAGACCGTTTATTATCAAATTGGAGATCCGGAAACGAATGCTCCTAATAAGACAAACTCGAATGACGCTGAGACACTCTTTGATGATTATGCACCAACGATGATAAACACTTGGTCTCATAACACGGGATACTCGGTTGATGATAGATGGTATTGGAACTGGTGTGACACTCCATCCAAACAGAGTGAGTTCATACTTTGGGACGAGAAGGGCCAAAAGCTTGCCTATTGTGGTGACTTTGGAAGTGAGCCAGTTGTAGATAACTCGGATGCATTTAACAGTAGAAAGTTCAAATGGTATGGCCCGACATTAACTAAGGCCATCCCGACTAACTCTGCTGGAAAGCGACCAGTTGACTGGAAGTTCTCATATAGAGTAGACTTTGTATACAACGATGTTCTTCAAGTAGGTCACCAAAGCATGAACTTATGCGGCCCAGACGGAGAGAACATATTCAGTTTCTCTATTGAGAAGAACTGTTGTGGATCTGGGTTGATACAAGGTATAGTCAGATGTAACAACAACCGATTCAGAGACTGTTTTACAATGCCAGCATTAGGTGAATTAAGCGGAAGCTGGGGTAACATGGTAAACATTGAGAAGCGTGGATATACGATTACTATATCGACATTAGTAAGCGGGTATGGCTCATATGTTGAACCACTAAGTAAGACCTATACTATTGAGAATAAAGACATTGAGTTACATTCTGCAACGTTCTCAACATTCAGATTCCATAAGCAGTACCCACAAATGTGGTATAATGGTATCTATGAAGCTAAGTTAGTTATGTACAACACGGCATCATCAAATCAGGTTGTTAAGAATAGCCTGAACCAAGGCGATGTCGTCAAAATAGAATCAGGTAATAGTTCATGCTCAATAAATGGAAGTACTAATTGGGACGCAGTTGACATTGGATCACAGCCTTTAATGCTAGATCCGGGCACTCACACCCTTAGAATACTTACATCTGCATGGTCTCCTATACCTGATGTAGAAGTGTCTTATAGAGAAAGGTGGAAATAAGT